ATATAGTTTGTGTTGACAGAGTTTCTAAATTGGGATTTTATATCAACACTAAAAGATGGATGAGCATCTATTGCGCAATAAGATCTAGAAGCAATATTCCAATAATCAAATGCTCCACTAATATGGGCTGTTGTTCCTGGGAAGTGATATGCCGAGCCTAAATCTATTATAGTCGTACTATTTGTGGCATATGTTCCAAGATCTGGTGCCAGTGAAGATCCGCTTTTCCAATAAAAAACATGCCTTTCTTGAGGATCTACATTTTCAGACGGTGTATATGAGTGGGTGGATCTACATGACAATATAAAGAAACTAGAAGTATACATTGTTGGTAGAGCGGGCCCTGCTTGGTTAAATCCATCACTTGCGTCTGTATCGTTAGGCGCTGGAGAGTTTGCTGTAGCGTAATTATTAAATGCGTTTCCGGGAGTTGCGACTAATTGCATGTTATTGTGTCCTGGACCTACAGCTGTTGTTCCCATGTAATCAAAGTTTCCAACGACTGAGGATGATATTACAATTTCTCCATCAAATAAATTTGTTTGGGCTCTGGCTGGAACGATAGACGATGCGCTTACCATGAGAATTCTTGGGCTGGCTGATGATGTTTGGCCAAAATCCATACCTGAGTTTATTTTGCTACATATAAAATTGTTAAAGCTACTAATAGATGAGGTTATTGGCGCTCCATTTGGAGCAGTTCCATGCATTGATATGTATGGATAGACTGCATTAGACGCTGAAGTTAAAATTAAGGTGTGGCCTGTTCCAAATACATCTTTAACTGTAATTGCCGATGATTCACTTGGTTGTCTTAATATTTTTGCGTAGCTTGTTCTAGTACATGATACTCCTGCATGGGAATATACCCTGTGGTGGGGGTGGTTGGGATTGTCCATATTGTTTATACTACCAGTATTACTCTCTAATCTTGACGAATCAATATTAAGTACTGGATCCCAACCTCCTGCAAATGCTCTAAATACTGATTGTGATGGTCCTTGTCTCCAAACAAAATACCTACCGGCATGCCTATCAAAATTTGTTCCTTGTACAGAGTCATTTTGAAAATGTAGATGTCCTTTGTATCCAAAACATATATTTGAGTAATTTGTAACAGTAGAGGTTTTGTTCCATGCTTTAATCATTCCTATCTTTGAAGCATATTTAGATTGCGTTGCGGCATTATTGAAATGCTCTATAACCTTTTGCATGTCTGCGAACACGCCTCCTTGTGTTGGTACATACATATGATGGTCGGTATTTTTTCCATCAACGTCTGCATTTGTTGTTGACGCAGTTACATGTACCGTTAATACATTTGATTCGTCGTGGCCAATCATAAAACTAGAACTTCCAACAGCAGGAATGTTTCCTCCTCCCCATGAAGAGAATCCAAAAGCAATAGATGCGCTATGTGCAGATGCAGATTCTATACAATGGTTGGTTATTCTAAGTAATTGTTTTGCTGCTCTACCCTTTACGCCTCTGGTTGAATATGCCTGTTGCCTAAACACAAGGTTAGCTTGTTCACGGACGCCGGCAGTTTGGTTATACATGACAAGATCGAATGGAAAATTACTAGACCAGTGGCCGGATGGGGAGTTTGGGTCAGGATGTTCTCCTTGCCCAGACGTAACTATATAATTAAATAGTCCAGTTGTATCAGATTGTGTTGGTGGTAATTTTGCCCACAACGAAAGTGCAAAATCTTCATCTCGTCTAAAGTCAAGCTTATCATGTTTTTCAGCCCTAAAAAAACTGTATTTAGTTGGGTCGTATATATTTCCTCGTTGGCCAGTTAGCATTGCCCCTGCGCCATGTTTACTTCCTGAATGAATAAATACAGAATTACCTATTGTATTTGTTTGGTATCTGGATCCATCCTTTATCTGTGTAAAAAAACTTGGGCAATGTCCTGAAACGTGGGGAGTGTGATAAGGATATAATTCATTAAACCCCCAATATCCAACTAAACTAGACGTTGTTGTACTATATATTGTATACGGATTAGATAGATTAGCAGCCTTTGTATCATACAGGTTTCCAAAACCATCTTCGTGTAATTCAATTGTTCCGCTTAATATTTTTAAAGAAGGATTATCTTTGTCAAATAAAATATCATTTTCTAATAGTTTATCACCAAATAATTGTTGAGGTATACTTAGTATTTGGGCATAACCGTTTAATTCTCTGTATTCATTTCTAGTTGGCTCTACACAAAAAGAATTATCTAAATTTACGTTGATGGCGTGTGATCCATTATAATACATGTGGGCCAAAGAATCGTGCAAACTTCTCTTATAGAGATTATTGGTTGTTTGCATTTCAGTATAAGTTGTTCCGGCGATTGTTCCTACTAAAAACTCGTCATGTCTTATGTTTCTACCTGAGTCATGATCGTGGGTGAATGCAGAAACATATTGAGAATCGTATGCAAAAAGATGATATTTTTCATACCCTTGTTGCGAACCAGAATATTCTGTTACGTTTATATTATACTGTTTGTGGGCAGTATATTTTGTTTTGACAATGTTGTCGGTTCTAAACTTTTTAAATGTCGTAGACATAACATTACCCTAACCTAGTATTCTAATTTAATTCTGATTAAAGCTTCCCTATTATATGTTTTAAGTAATGGCTTACTTAATTTTGCAACAGCTAGTAATTCATTATTGTTATTATACATCCCAACAGTTGTTATATATACCTTAGGATCTTTAAAGAACGTTGGGTGTGTAAACGTTCCTTGTGAACCAGAGGTAAATGTTGGATTATTACTAAAATTGTATTCGTTATTTTTTACTCTAATAAAGTAGTGTGATGCGTGAACTGTTTCTTTATTTCTAGCTGCAAAGTATGGTCCTGCTGATACATGATTAAAAAAGTTAGTTGTATTAGCATTAGAAACTGTAACAGGAGTCGCACAATATGCAAACGATTGACTGTTTATATTTAATCCTATTTCACCATCAATACCAACACTATCTAAAATAAGCATTCCATTGTCTGGATAAAATAAACCGTATTCTGTATACGGAGTAGTTCCAACTGGTCCATTGGCAATTGTTCCACTAATAATTTTATATACTTTTCCGCCTTCAGTTACACTTCCATCAGATACAGAAGAATCATCTATAAGTTTAATTCCAACATCTCCAGTTGTACTTGCTGGATTTGTGCCTTGTCCTGGGGAAATTGTTCCTGAAATGTGTAATTCCCAGTTTGCAGGATCCACTTTTTCTCTAAACCTATTTCTTTGAATGTTTACAGTATGCACTTGGGCTAAATTACCGCTTAATGATCCAGATCTATTAACCAAAGTAAATTGATCGTCATTTGGGGCCAGTAATAAATTTGCATATTGAGAGTATATTGCTTTTGACGGACTAAAGCCAACACTTGCATATTGGGGTTGTTGGGATCCTGATCCTTTATAGTGTCCATAGGCTACCGAAAACTGTACTTCAGCTGAAGTGTTTGATGTTGGGTTTTCCCTATATACATCTAAGTAGTATTCACCAGAACTTTGGCTTTGGACAGAAGAGGTAAAAAATTCTCCAGAAGCTAACACTCCGTCTTGGTTAGACCACATTGCTGCAGTTACTTGATCCGTATCAGCACTTTCAACAATATCATCGCCTTGAAACTTTTTATATATAGGTTGTAATACCGGAGATGTAGGTCTACGTCTAACTTGCCTAATTCTAGGTAAGTCTCTTCTACGACCAACTCTTTCTATTTGATTTCTTCTCGGTGAACGGCTAAATTTGTCGCTATATCTTACCATATTTTATCCTCTTAATATACTGCTCGTTCTAATATATTAGAACTTAAGTTTTCTTTATTAACCGTAAGGCTTATTGTTTGTACGCCTCCAGTCTCGTTTCCTATAATAGTTATTGTGCAAGTTTTAGTCTCTATTGGCTGAGGTTTTGCAACCACTTGAAATCTTCTTCCTGTTACAGAAACAGACTTGGTACTGTCACCTGCAAAGTCGGCTACTGTTGGATTAAATCTACTGTCAATTTCTCCTCCAGGAGCAATGTTTAAATATGCTGCGTCTGTGTCTGAAAGAATTGCAGTATATCCATATGTATTATTTCCGTTTGCAAAGTTAACAGTTGTAGGAGTAATTATTGCACTTTGGCCTCCAACAGCTAAAGTTATTGCTGAAGGTTGTACAGATAATACAGGCATTCTTGCAACGTTTTTAGGTAAGGTTACAAGTTTATATTTCATTACTTGTGTTTCATCTGGTACTGCTTCAACTAAAGGTAAAGCTTCGATGGCTTGACCATAATAGTTCGAACCAAGAGAATGATTAACATCCCAAAGGTTGTAATCTATTTCATCATCTGCTAAAGCATATTGTGTTATATTAAAATTTTCAGAGCCTTTAGCTAAAAGTTCTCTTCCTTTTTTGGTTAAAATTGCATCTACTGTTATTGTTGTTTTGTCTAAATATCCCATTTGGTTTACTCCTTACATTTTTATTCGTATATAAATATATCTTTTCGATAAAATTAGTTAACTATACAAATGTTGTTTACATATTATCTAACTAAATCTACCCGTTCTTGGATTAGGCCTTGCTGCCGTTCTTCCGCTACTTCCTCGGGTTAAAGTTGTGACTCTATTACCTGTTCCTTCTCCAGCCGTGAGTACTTTTCCGTCTGCGTTTTCATCTGCTGCTACGTATTTATATGGGCTGGTCTCATAAAATTCAACAACTGGGCCACCGTCAATTGTTTGTTTAGATTCCATATTAAAAGCAGATCCCACCAACTTACAACCATTCCAATATAAATTTTTAAGTGACGTTGCTTTATAATCTTGATATTCTGCCTGCTCCGTCAATGAATGGGATGGAAGTAATTTCCCGTTTAATCTAGATCCGTCATATGCATCGGCTATGTTTGATAATATGTCTGCCTCTGGAATCGGTCTTCCTAAAGATTGACTAAAGGCTGTTGCATAGTAGTATAGTTGTTTTTTCTTTTCAAATGATTTTCGCATGTCTCCAATAAATGGTACAATCAGTTCACTTGTTAGTTTTCTATTTAGTCCATGCTTTTCAAAGCCTTGGGTAACTCCTTGGGCATTTGAAGCTGTATAATTATCTAGCGTTCCTCCTCCATCTACGTTATTTCCAAGTATAACTTGTGAATCAGTTCTGAATTTAGTACCTATGCTGGCTTTAGCGTTTCTTAGGTTTGCCAGTTTATCGTTTATTTGTATATATGGGTTTGGCGGAGTATGAATTATCATTCCAACACTATCTCTTTGCCAATACGGATTCCAAACCCTTGCTCCATTTGTTCCAGTATTACCGACATCAGATAAATCAACAGTGGTGTATATGTATCTAGAACCTAAATACCTATGGTCATAAAATTCAGTATAATCCATTTCACCTTCTATTTCTCCAACAGCTCTATTATCAAGAGCAGCTTCTTTTTCTTTATTGGATAACGGTCGACCAAAGCCATGCTTGTTTTGTTGACTATTATTAAATGAAGGCGTTAAACTTTGAGCACCTTCTCTTCCATGTGGTCTGTTTATTGCTCCTGCCCTATAATATGATTCACTAAATACTCCGCCTAATTCTGTAGTATTACCGCTAGCAGATAATATCATTCCCTTAAGATCGCCTTCAATTGTGAACTGTATTGGAGTTTTATCTGAAACACTATACCCTTGAAGGCTTGCACTAGGTTTAAATATAACCTTTGGTCGTTCTAGTCCATGTGGTTTTACTAATAATCCTACTTGAGCATTTGTTCTAGCTGGAAGTAGTTGTCTAATCGTCCTAAATAAAGAATCATCAAAATATTTTAATATGTATAAAAAATCAAAAAATGTTGGGTTACCGCTATACTTTCTAAAATAGTTGTTTCTTAATCCAGTTAATGGGTTGTATGTCTTTTTAAACTCATCGCTTGGAGCACCAACAAAATCGTCATATTGGAATGGTCCAAATTCATGAGCAATATCTAATTCTATTTCGTCTACTGGAGAAAAATAAACACCCAATCTATTTTCATCAACAGGATTGGTATCTGCTGAACTCACTTCTTTTTTTGCGTCGTGAGTTAAGTTTCCTGTTAGTGTATTGTTTTCAAGTCTTATTTTTTCAGAATATGGAGATGGACCTATATTTCTAGGACTTAATGTATAATGCCTTTCTTCTACTTCTTCATATTGGGTTAAACCAGTATTTGTAAATCCTTTAAAAACTCCATCTGTAGTCATTTTAGCCGCCGCCAAACTTGAGTGTGGTAGTAGGAATCTAAACCTGCTTTCTTTAAATGGATATGTTAAAAGTCTTCCAGAATCTGGATGGCTTGAAGATATTATAGAACCATTTGAAAAATCTGTTCTTCCTAAGTCACACCCTAAGCTATATCTTAATAACATATCTGAATACGAGCTAGTTGTGTTTCTTCCGTTTGCTATAGTTCTAGGGGCTCCAACATGCATATCAAAATAAGATTCGGTTAAATAATTATGATAAGTTCTCCATTCTTGTACAGATCCAGATAAAGCCTTTAGTTCGGTTAATGACGAAAAGCTAGATCCTAGTGTAGTTGCCCAAGTGTTAGACTTAACGTCTGCGCCAAGATACTGTTTTAGCGTACTTGCAGTTTGTGCGGTTGGTACATTTAGTAGAAGAGCGGCTGAGTTTTTTGGCTGTTCAATAATACCCCAAGCACTGTTGTTAGCTACACCAGCCGCTGTTTCACCGTCTGTAGATAATGATGCTGTTAACTGGTGGCTCATTCTACCAAATTGACTAAAGTCTCCTTGCTTTTTGCAAAACATATCATATTTTAAACTTTGACTAACATGGTCGAGAATGTCTACTGATTCTGTAAATGCATAATGTTGTGTAATTTTGCTAGCATCATATCTCATTAAAGCAACATTCCACCAGTCTCCATCAAATATTGGGCCATAGTCTGTTGATGCAGTTACGGTTGGTTGCCCATTACTACCACTTAAATGAAAAACTAATCTTCCATATGGGCTGTCTGATGGCGCACTAGAATACATAGATGTTGTATGTTCTGCAACGATTGCTACACTGCCGCTATGAAGATGCCATAATATAGTATTTCTTTTTAATGCAGAGTTATTACTTTTTCCTTCATGAGATAGATCTGGTATCTTAAACCTAAACTGTACCGTGTCTGGGTACCTCATTGGTCCTCTATCTGCGATTGCTGGGCCCCATGGAGCTTCTAAATAAGATGCACCATTTGAATGGCTTTCCATTCTTAAACCAAAATTAAACCTGTCATATATTATTTTTGAATGCCTGCTTGGTAGTTTTTGAGGACCACCATATTCATATACCTTTAGTATAGATGAAGGCAAACCATACAAACTAGTCACAGACCTTAAACTTTTTTCAGCCCCTTTAGATTTATATATTCCTGGTAAATTATTTAGTATTCTTTTCCAAAGTTCTTTTGTTATTTCTTCTTTTGAAAATGATTGATTTGCTTGGTCATTATTTGCATACGTAACAGATTGCGTAAAGTTTGAAGTATAGTTTATTGCATTACCGCCAAAACTTCCAGAAGAATCTGTTCCCATAGCATACGTCCACAAATCATCAAAATCAAATCCTTGGTGAGGGAACCATCCAAAAGATTCTAGTACTGGCTGTATAAGATCTTTTGATATTCCTTCAAAAAGAGGATTACTTCTATCGTGTATAGATAATAATTCTTTTGCATAGAAATATATATAGTCAAAATGCTGGGCTAGCATGTCTACATATAAACCAAAATTAGCATTATTTTCTTGTTCTGTTATATGGCTAGGTACTAACCTATTTAATGAATTGTCGTTTGCAACATCATATAAAGATGCCGAGTAGATTGCTCCTGTTTGGTAGTGTGGTTCTCCATTTTTTAAACTTCCATACCAAAGCTTTGCCGCAGCAGAGTTTACTTTTGCTAGGGTGTACGGCTCTTTTGTTGTTGTTTTTGGCCAAGTTAAAGGCCAGAAATTTCCATATGAAGAAGAACTATGGGTATTATTTTCATAGTATAGATGTTGCTCAAATTCGTCAAACGTACTTATTACACTTGCTTGAAGGTTTGTAAACTTTGTTAGGTTTGATTTATAAAACGGCGATCCAGAAGCCGCAGTACCAGACAGTCCAGACAAATTTGAAGATAGTGAGGCAACAGAAGAAGAATAATCTTCTATTTGTATGAGTTTATATTTAAAGTTTTCTAATCTTTCTACTGCTGAACCAAAGTGAACTAGTTTTGAAAAGTCTGACCCTTCTATTTTAAAATCAAAGTTTAGTGGAATTGTTCCTAAGCTTCCAGTTCGTTGACCTATTTTATTTAAAATCTTGCTTCTTACATTATCTTGGGTAGAAACTAATTCGTCTAAAGTTTTCCATCCTGTTGGAGCTGGAGTATCATATTTGTCAGGTATTGAAAAATCTGCAGGTGCCAACATATATGGAGCGGCTTCTGGGGCTGTATATTCTACAAGTATTGGTTCAACTATTGATTCAATTACAGCTTTAACTATCCAAAGTTCGTCTTTTTCTTCAATATCGTTTGGAAGAGGCTCATATAGTTTAATTACCATTGAGTGAGGAGATTCAGGATATGCCTTGTAATCAATTAGCCAATTGGTTGCTACTAGAACGTCATTTCCTCCAAAATTTAATCTTACGTCTCTGAAAAAATCAACCTCTATGTCTATTAAATCTGGGTTTTGTTCTCTTCTTCCAAAAGCTAGAAATTCCTCGTTTATACTTGGGTCATCTATATTTTTTGGTCTAACTCTTATTTCTGTTCTTGAGTTTGATATTTCGTCTACAATTAAACTATCGGAATTATTACCGACTATATTTCTAAAAAAGTTATATTGTACATCAAATCTACCAGACCTATAGCCTAACTTTCGTATATCGTCGTGTATATTAAGTTGTATGGTAGGAGATTGGTTTTTTGTGTCTTCAACATTTACAGACCATGTGTTAATATTATATGAACTCTCTAGAGTATTATCTCCACTAAGGACGTGCAATTCAACATAATCGTCAAATAGTCCTAGTCCAAAGTTTGTAAACATTGGCCTACTTTTAATAAGCTTAATGTCTTTTGGGTCGTATGTATTTATTCTAGTTGCCATATATTTTTTCTAAAGCTCCTGGTCCCTATATGTTAATTTATCTACTTCATTTGTTCCTATAAAGGTAAATCCTGTATTTTCTTTGTGGGCTTCATAGTCTGCCATATTTGTAAATTTAATATTTGATTTTCCTGGCTCAATAAAAAATATATCTGAAGATTTATCTTGGTAATATTTTCCTATGGCTCTTGACTTAGAAAGATTTTTACTTCTTGCCGCTATTGAGCTTGCCTTTGTAATTAAAGTTTTTGATATGGTTGTAGCCTTTGGTAAATCTTTACCCCTATAAAAATTAGGTTCTTGATTAGACTCTACCCATTGGTTACCGTTCCAGTCGACTAAAAACCATCTTGAATCTTCTGGGTCATAGTCAAAGTATGAATCAAATTGACTAAATTCAGAGTCATGGTCGTCATCTCTAACCAATGCTCCAGTTGGTAATCCATTGTCATCTAATTCACGTAGTAATCCTCCAAGTGGGTTAAGAAATATTGTTGTTGTAAAAGCACTGCCTTTTTCATTACTAATTTCACAAGTATATCTACCCCTTTGTTGTAATTGTATGTTATATAACCTAAGCACAGGTTCATTACCAACTATAGCGGCTTGGGCGTTTCCAATTCCATCGGCAGTAAATCTCCAAGTATACGTTAATCCGTCATTAACTCGTGATCCATCGTCGTCTATAAAACTGTAGGCATCTACAAAAAATGCTGCGTTGTTATTGGATGGAATTTGGTAACTAGGTTCTCCTAATTCTGGGAGAGTTTGAATTGTATATCCATCACTTCTACTACCGTCTAGCAATCCATATCCTGGATAACATTGAGTGTCTATTACTGTTGGAGCTTTATTTGGTCCATCTAGTGGTTGGGGTTGTACTGCTAATTCAGTTATTTCAGTGTCTACTATTCTCTGGAAGTCGTTGTTGTCAAATACGTATCTTGCATTTGCAATAATCATTCTTTCGCCATTTTCTTCACTTTCTTCGGTTGATATAATTAATCCGCCTGGGTTTCTAATAACCTTTTCAGTTGATACTAAATTTAGTCCAGATTCATCACCTTCGTCAGATGCTATTCTATTTTTGTTTGCAGGCCTTACGGAAAGTGAACCAAGAGAATAGTCAAAATCATTTCTTAACTCATATTGTTCTGGTGATTCGTTTGTTAGTTCTATTTTACAGGCTCTTGCAAAAGGTGTAAATGTTTCTTCAATTGTTTGAAACCTATCAACTTTGCCGGGTACGTTTCGCACAATTTTATTGGCAGGATATTTATTTCCTCTCGGTACAATTGGACTAGTTGGAAACTTAGAGCGCCTTCTTTTGCTAGTTGGCATTGAACGCCTTGTTTTTCCTTTATTTGAGTATGCCATTACGATATCACCTTAAATATATAGTCGTTGTCAAATATTGATTGACTAGTTGGAAAGTTATAGCTTCCACCAACGGTTTTAAATACAAACCTATATCTTCTACCAGGATAGAATTGATCCATCCAAAGATTAAAATAATTTCCACTATTATCTGCACTAAGCTGTGTTCCTGGGTTATCATATGGAATAACAGTTTCATCAGTTACGTAGTCTCTAACAGAATAAAATGTTTGTGTAGGTAAACGATTATTTGTTAATGCAGCAGAAACGGTATCATATGTTTTAGCTGGAAACTTTTCTCGCACAACCAATCTAAATTGTTCTCTAGACGCTTGTTGATAATTTGTTTTCATATTTTTAATGTCTACTATACTTTCAGTTAGTGTTGTATCTAATATAGATAAAGTAGAAGCGACATTTGTTTCTTTCCAAATTACTTCTAGTTTTGGTTGGTATACTGTATGTGTATCTGTTGAGAAGAATTGAAGTAAACCATATGGCAAACCATTTTTTTCTTCGTCTATGTCACCTGTTTGATTAGAGCCACTTCTCAACAAAACTAATCCTTCTTGAGCTATTGTTCCATCAATCCACTTACTTACAATATTTGTAATATCCATCCTAACGTCTGTTTTTTCATAGTTAAATGATTGAGAAGCTGCATATCCATAACTATCAAACCATGTGCCACCTCCAACAGTTGTTGAAAATGATCCAGTTGAACCGGCAATTATTTGACTTCCACTTGCCCATTGGTTACCTAAATATTTTTTACCGTCTCGATATGTCCAACTTGCCCCTTCTGTTTGGTGGGTAAGTACTCCTCCTTCAGATGTTCGATCAGAGGTTCTACCTCTACCCATTAACCAAGATTGGCTTACTGGAAAGGCAGCTAAAGAGTATATATAGTCTATATTTTCTGCAGTCACAGTATATAAATTTAGCATATATTTAGGTGTTGTTAGTCCTGGGTAAGTTCCAATTGTTCCATTCGCAAAAGAAGCAGATACGGTTTTTAAATCAAAATCCATAAGAATTCTAGAATTAAAGGTTTGTGAAGTTGTTGAAGCAGAAACAGTTTTTACAATTTCTATTAATTCGTCTATTCCAGTATTCATACTTGCAGTTGCTTCGTATATTGTTGTGTCTCTATTTGGTTTTATTGAATATATCATATTAAGTCTCCTAGTATCCTACAACCTTACCCCTAATATCTTTAGAGGGAAATTTAATTTCAAATATTGCCGGGTCCTGGGATGGATATACTATTTTATTTTTTGTAGCAGCTGCTACATCATAAAAGTTTCCTGAGTATCCAGATCCTTTATCATATTTACAATGCATGGTAAAATCTATAACTGTTTGTACACCTTCAATTTTATCTAATTCTGTTGCAACGTTGCCTAAAAAAATTGGTTCATTGAATTGCCATCTGTCTATTGAAAACATTTCAGTTAGTTTAAGTATACACCTAGTTAAAATTTCTTTTCCTTGGTATCCAGGCAATGGAACAATTGAAAAATCTATTCCTAAATTTATTATAAATCCGTCTTTAATATTTACAGCATCTGTTAATAATCTAAAGCTGCTTAAGTAATTTCTAATGTTTTCTTTAGTTACGATATTTGCCGGTGTTAATTGTTTAGCTGAGTTGTATGATAGTATATAGCAATTTATTGCCAAAGGATTACTAATACTTCCTCCAGTTTTAGGGTTTTCTTGTTCATCTTGAACCAAATATGCTTTTGCAACGTTTCCAAATCTTCCAGGCATTGCATATATTCTAGAAATATAATCTTCTCTGGTAACTGCTCTATTTTGAGCTGCAAAAAACGCCATTGCATTTTGTCTTATTTCTTCTATTGTTTCTGCTGACTTTCCGCCGGCTGCTGGTTTTGGATTATTTACTGCAATAGATCCTTCAACAAAACTTATTGCTGAGGTTACTAATCCATCTGTGTCAAGAGAAAAATTAACAGAAGTTATTTCAGTTATACTTCCTGCTCGTACGTTTGCAGCAACTCCTCCACCAGTAAGATATCTAACGCTTAGATTGGTATTCGCTGGTGCCTGGCCATATGCTCTGGTGAACATTGTATTGGATGGATCCCAAGCATTATCAATTTGAGATATATTTCCGTACGGTAATGCTAATCCAACATTATCTGGGTTAGGAATAATTAATTCATCTGCTTGTCCTGAGTTTCCAGCACCAAATAATACTTCTGTACTCATATTTTCACGGGTGTTTGTTACGAATCTTCTACTTGTTCGTCTAAGTTTTAGTAAGTACGGTGTTTGCTCATTAAATTGAGCTAACTCTTCGTCTTGTAAAGCTGTATTTTGAACATCTACGAATGCTGTTTCTTGAGCCAAGTAATCAACTTCATACCATTTGTTTCCATCACTATCATTTACACTTAAAACCTCTATTACGTTTGGTTCTGGTAAAAGTATTTTATCGAATTTTTTAGGACTTTCAAAACCAAACGATCTTATTTTTTCTACTCCAGATTTTGCAAATACTGATTTCTTAAGTAAGAAACTTTCAGGATTACCATTGGCATCTATTTTATATACAGAAATATCTGTTGTATCAAATGAACTAGAAAATCTAAAGTCTATGGGTGCAGTCGTAAAGAACGATTGGTTTCCTGAATTAGGAGCTGATACAGTCATTCCAGCATCTACAGTTGGAGCATACTTAAAGTCTGGAACAACGTTTGCTCCTGATCCAAATGGTGGTAATAATATAAAAACATCTAGTTCTACTGTTGCTGCAACCGATGGTTTTACCTTATATCCTAAGCCTTTTGCAATTGACATAACATTACTTCTTTCTTGAGCCTCTGTTAGTAAACTTTCTCTCAATTGGTTGTCTATATAATATGACAATACATCTCCAACATATGCTGCCATCTCTATGAATATCATTCCAGGCGAAGATTCATTAAAATCATTAAACGTATCTGGAAAATAAGTTTTTGAATAGTCTATAAGCTTTGTCCTAAATTGAGAAAAATCTTTATTTAGGTATCTTAAATCTTTTTTTACGGTTTGTAATCCCATTTTAATCTGCCTTTATTTCTAGTACAATTTCTTTTTCATCAATTGTATTGTTAATTAAACTTATTGTTAGGTGGACAATAATACCGTGATTAATATCTGCATAAGACGTTCCTTCTTGTGGGTTTTTTGGTATTTCTGTCGATGCATCACTAATTATAATATATGGTAGCCAAAAAGCAATTGCATCTCTTATTTCTGATAATACTGCTTCTCTAAGGTTTGGGTAATTTGGCTCAAACATAAATCTTCTTATATTTGTTCCAAAGTTTGGATGCATTACTCTTTCACCCTTTACAGTTAATATTAAATTCTTAACATTTGATACGGCTTGGTCTATAGATAAATAATTTTTATCAAATAATCTGCCATTTGAATTTATAAATGGTAGTGTTAATCCTAAAGATATGTCTTTTTCAAAATCAAGAGGCTCAATTTTAAACTCTTCTCTTCCTGGGCCTGGATTGGTACTTCGATTTACAACCTTTCCACGCGTTGGATCTATTTGAAAGTTATCTTCGTTATCTATTATTGGACCCATGGTTTATTATTTTCCTTTCTTTTTGTCTATTGCTTTCATTAAACTACTATAGTCCCTAGTTAAAGCTTGCTCTACGTCAGGTTTTACTTCAACGTGTTGCCTATCTGCTGGAATCATTTGTTGCGCAGATGGCTTTCCACCAAACATTTCGTCTGGAGATTTCATTCCCATCATTGCTGCTAAACCAGGGGCTCCGCCTCCTGCATCTGTTTGGTTGAGTTGTCTACCTCCCATTGTTGGCCATTCTTTTTCAACTGCTGTTTGGTTTAGTGCTTCATTTAAAATAGGGTTTTCAGTAAAGTTTTTTGTTTCTACTGCTTTATTGTTAAATAAACCGTCTGCATGTTCCATCATTTGATTAAATTCAGGTTTGTCTGACGGTTGTTTTTTATTTAGTTCTTCTTTTATTGCTGAACGAACCTCTCGTTTAACAACTTTTTTTATAACCTCTAGTAATGTAGATTTTTTCATAATTTTTCCTCTCTTGTAGTTCACTATTTATCAATATATAAATATCAATTAATAGCAAATATTAACTATAACCATGGCAACGTTACACCAGAAGTTGTATTTACTGCAATTCCAGTGGCAAACCATTGTAATGCAACTAAAGATAATATTTGCGGGGCTTGTCCCATTGATGTCATTTTAACAATAGTAGCTCCTTGCTGCTCCCATATTGGGCAAGGAGATGTTGGGGGTACTGCTGCGAAGGCTGGTAGCATGCCTAGGGCTAATGAAGACGCAAATGCCGCGGCTCCAGATTTTAGTAGGGTAAGTCCTGGGTCTTTATCTTGGTTATATGCTGTTATGAATATACCAAATGCCGCTTGTCTAGCTATCATTCCAGAAACAGAAGGAGGGGTAGGATTACCAAAGCCATTATAAAAAGCGTCTGCCCAGCCATTCGCAAATGCTACTGCGTTTGGTGGCTGATTTGCCTCCATTTGGGCTACTACTGATGCGAAAGCTGCTGGGTTAAATGCCATATTAAAGTGTTTTGTTTTGTGGACTTAAAAATTCTTTAAGCCTACTTTTTATTGATGAATATTGAGAAGCATTAATTGGTGGGCCACTTGGTCCGACTGGAGTGGGGTGGGTTTCCGCTGCTAGTGCGTCGCACAATTCTTCTAATAAACCTAGAAGCGTGTCTCCCAAAACAACGGGTTCTTCTGCACCAAGTCCTAAATATATTTCAGGACTGTTTATTATTGTTTCGCTACCACTATCAACATTAAATGTTCCATTGGTAGATATTCCAACCGTTTCGTTTCCTATAATTAAAATTGCGTCTTCTTTTGCATTAAACAATAATCTATCTGAGTTTATAATTACCTGTTTTCCTGTATATTTATTTGGGCTATCTGGTTTATATGCCATAATTTATCTCCTATGTTAAAAAGTCCCAAGTCGGATGGTTTCTAGGTACTCTAGAGAACATTCCTTGGCCAGGCTGATATTCCCAATGCCAACGCTCTTTTGCAACTGTTCTTATAAAACCATATTGGTGCATGTTTGCTACAATCCATCTCCATGTTTTAGATGTTTCTTTATAACCTTTAAAGTCTGGATCTCTTTTTGGATGTCCCCATCTTTTACCCATACCTGTATTTATATCAAATGCTTTACCATTTTGGTGGTTTGAATGTCCTGGTCCAGCAGTTAACGGATCAAAATAGTCTGTTTGTCTTATTTGCTTTGACCAACCATCGTCACTAGTTCCAGCAGGCCTATTTAGTCCAGACTTAGTACCATCGTATTTTTTATCGGCATTTCTTCGTCTAAGGGTCATTTGCCCATCACCACCAAATCCTTGTCCAGAGTAAGCTTCCATGGGTCTAAATCCACTGTTGACCTTAATTGTTACCCCGTCTTTTTTGGCCGCTTGCTTTACAGTTAGTATTTTATCTGCAAATGCTTTGTTTACAATTTTACCGTCGATAACTACACAAGTTATTGTTTCAGTAAATTTACCTCTTCTATATGCGTCATATTCTCCAGCGTCTTGTAGTTCCTCAACAGCTTCTTGTATGTCTTCATCTGCCTCTACCTCTGTTTCTGATACTGGACCTTGGTCGTCTTCTCCATCTTCAGCACCTCCACCTCCAGCAGCAGGTTGGGATTCTGCATTTCCTCCGCTTTTTGCACCTCCACCAGTTGGAATTTCAGCAGCATCTGGTCCGGCAACTGCCTCTCTTTCTGCCTCTTTTGCACTTTCGTATGCTTGACCATAGGAATCTGCCAATTTAGAGGCTACGTCTATTGGAATACTTTGACCTGACATCATCCATATTCCTGCAGAATCTTTATTTATACTTTCTATATGATAACCACCATCTTTTGTTGAATGGCCGGTTGATAATATCGTTATAGGATCTCCATCAATACCATCCTTTGACCAATCATTTTCAGTTTTAGGTTCAGATACAGTACTACCAAATCTTAAGGATTGACCGAATCTTCCTTCTAATATTGTGTCTCCTTCATATGGAAAAATCCTGGCTATTGATTCTGGTTCAAAGGTTTCTCCAAATGGAAGATCGTTTACGTCTCCTTTTGCGTTTCCTGTAAACGATCTATAATTCTTATCGTCGCCACCAGCTTTATTTATGTTATAACTAGCTGCTGGTAATCCGTTTTGATTGACCCCTTGCCAAACTCCAACAGGCATACTCATATAGTATTTTTCAGTAGCTGTGGTTCTTAGTTGAGCGGCTCTTCCAGCAGCTGCTAGTAATACAACAATTTCTCCTAATAAAGGATATTGTCTTAGGTTTGGAAATAGTGGATTATACCAACTACAACTATCTCCAGAAATACCGAATTCTCTTGGAAAGGCTCGTGCTTGTATACTGCCAATTACCCTATATTGACTTGGGTTAAACGCAGGGTGTGATGGATCTAATATTATATCAACAACTTCTGCAGATTCTAATATTCCAGCTTGGGTAGCTTTAGCAGCATTGTTTGCCCCAGTTACTGATGGGTTACTTTTCTTACTTGGTCTTATCCTTGGCATTTTCTTCTTCCCATTTTACGGGTTTTTCAGTTTCTTTTATTGTTTCCATTAATTGTTTTCTTTCGTCATCACTAAGGCTAAAATCTCCGCCTTCAGATTCTGACCTAGCAGCTGCTCTTTGTACTATACTTGCCATTTTTACGAGCATATCATCGTTCTTAATACCAACGTCCAAGTAGTCCTTTATTAGCGGCACTAGTATTGTTGCATCACTTATATTTTTAATTAGTGGATGTAGTTGTGCAATTAAAGAATTTATCTGCTTATCTTTTTTCTTTGAGTTGGTATGAATCTCTTTTAATAAGTCAGAAAAATTCTTACCTTGAAATATTTCTTCTTCAAACATAATAATTCCCTTTAGTATAAATATCAGATTCCGATAAAAATAGAAAAGGCCCGGGAGTTTATTCCCGAGCCTAATAATCATTTAATATTTTTTATCAATTATTTCTTGACAAAAAATGATGCTACCAATATTAGAACTATTAGTCCTGTGAATCCGCCATTACCAAATCCGTCTACTAAAGCAGTTAGGTTTGCAATTACGTCCATTCCAAATACTGAACCTCCTGTTAGTACATACCATAAGATAGTTACTGGAAGTACAGCCATAAGAACTGAACCTAATCCTGCGAATAATCCTGTAATCATTTTTATTACGTTATCCATTTTTGTTTCTCCGTTTTTTTAATTGTTAATACTAAGTTGAGAGAGCATCTCGGTTAATTATTTAATTACTAGAAACGGTATGCCAACCCTAAGTTGAACGTACCTTCTCTATCTCCGTTTGCGTCTTCTTTAAGACCCATTGTATAATTAGGTTCTACTGCTAACCCTTTCCATACTACAAATGTATAACCTAAACCTAATGTTAAGTTATCCATCATTTCTTCAGTTGGTGCTTGAATTGAAATATACATATCCTTTTTCCAATTATAACGACCGAATAAGTCGTAATTTTTGTCACCTAATGAATCCTCTCCAGCTGTTATTAAACCAACTGTCCAAGTATCGTTTACTGCGTATCCAATACCCATATTGTCAGTTAAGCTAGACATTTCCCACTCTGCGCCTTCTTCAGCTGCAGTGTAAGTTGTGACTACCATGAAATTCTGTGCTGATGCGAATAATGCTGCCATGCACAATGCTACTGTTAAAATTGTTTTTCTCATAAAATTTCCTCTCTTTGTTTTTGCTTAGTTGAATGCTCTCTTCATTAAGCCTTTATTGAATAACCTCGTGCTATTCATATAACCTTTATTTAATAACCTATTGTTATAACCGAATATAAATATACTTTTTTAATTAAAAAATTTCCCTTCTTGGAATTTTGTGAATTTATCACTAAAATCTTCCTTTATGACATTCACAACCTTTGTAATGTGTTGTGTTTTAGTGTCAGTCATTTCTCGTATTAGTATATATAATGCTTTTTTGTTAAATATTTCTATGTTTTTTCGCTCTTCAAATAACCTTAATACTGCATAGGCAATCTTTTTATCTCTTTGAGATCTAAATCTTTCTTGTACTACGTTTTGATAATATTCAGGGAATCGTTCCATAAAAACATCAAGATCGTCTCTATAGTCTTGTGTTGCTGATTCTCTACCTAAGTCTCGTTCTCGGTCTATTGCTATAATTGGTTTTTTAGCCTTTAAGTCTCTATAGTTTTTATTATTATTTTGTATCAAATAATTTTTTGCAACTATTGAAAAATAAGAAAAAGCTTTTCCTTTTCCTTCAACAAACTTTGGTAATTTTTCTAACATAAATGCTATAACCTCATGCTGAATTTCTCTTGGTCCGCCGTCAAAATAGTAAAACTTAAATGTGTGTATAATATTTTCTGCTAATTTCATCAGGGGTTTATGTATAAATCCGTTGTATACTTTATTTTTTAATACTTGAGAATCTTCTTTATTATACGCGATGATGGCACGTTCCGTTTCAAGGGTAAAGTACATCTTAGTTTTCCTTGGTCTTCCACGCTTAGTCTTTAAGGCTTCTATGGCTGCTAACCTTCTTTCTTCCTCTAATTGGGCATAGAATTCTTGGACAGGGCTAAGTTTTTTATTTTCCAAACATATTCTCCAGTTTTTTTATTTCTGAGCTTATCATATCATAAATCGATCCAACTTCATCATCAGATTCAAACATGTTTTTTGAGTCTAATTCTTTTATATTAAATAATATTTCGCTAAGAGATTTGTAATAAGACATCAACCAATCATTTGCTTCTTCGTTTGCCTCATCTAACTTATCGTTTTTTCTGAATAAGTTGACATTAACATATATTGATACAACCAATAATATTGACAGTAACCAAATCATTTATTATCCCCAAATAAGTCTTTAAATAAGTCTGCAGCGTTATCGTTTGCGTTAGACACCTTAGGTTTTTTACCATATGGTTTAGGGTTTTTACTAATAGATTCGACAATCTTATTACCAAATTTCCAATTTTCATATTCTATTCTGGAAGCCATGTGATCAGCGTGGTGGAGTACTATTGGTAAATTATTCCACAAAGCTTTTTCTTTACCATAAGGTTTAAGGTATGCATCATTTGCTGAGTCATATACTCCATCATGGGTTAGTATAGCTATCATTTCATTTTGCGAAAACTTTATTCCAAAATTTGAAAGCAACCATATGCTTCTATGTGGAACAGTCATGTGTTGAATATTAGGGTTAGGATCGTAAATCTTACCTTGGTTTTTTCTATGCCATTCACTAGGGTTAGGTACGTAATATTCATTGTCAATATCTCCGGCCTTACCTAAGTCATGGTTAAGGGCTGCAAACATTAGTTCTTCGTGAGAATAATTAGATACATGGGATCCCATATCTTTCCACATATTGTATACCCTATCTGCGCACGACATTACTCTCAGTACATGGTCAACATATCCACCAGCAAAGCAGTTGTGAAAATGTTCTATTCCAGACGCTGGAGCCAACATCATCGTTTCGCCTAATTTATTATATAGCTCTAGTAATTTATTTTTTCTATCGCCTTCAAAATTATCTTCTATTGCCTGAATCAATTTATTCCAGTTATCTAGTATTTGGTCTTCTGTTAAATTCATATTATTTCCCTATTTTTTTTCCTAGTATCAAAGGAGATCCATCTTCATGTTTACATACATGAAAGCAATTAGACTTTTCTCTAATAATTAGATAATTGCCTTTGTACGATGGATAATTCTTATAAACGTAATCTGTTATTTTTGTTATGGTTTCTTCTGTCATCTTTATTCTCCGTATAAACTAAATTGTTTTGGCGGTTCTGGCGCTTTTTCTACTTGGTTGATAGAATATACTTTTCCATCAAACGCTGCTAGATGGTAATCTCTACAACCAGTATCTCTAAATACGTATTCTAATCCGTCTGTTAGGGAATCAAGTATTTTATCCGTTCTACCAACAGGTTTCCATCTGTCTCCTGGGGCTACTCTTTCTAGAACTAACTTTTTTATGTCTTCTGTCTGTTTCATATTAATCAAATAATAATTTTAGTTGTTTTTTATCAGATTCTTTATTCTTGTCTTCAATATCGCCAAAGGTTTCCCTAACAGAAGTTTCATGATAACCTATTGCATGAGCCATTCGCAAACATATTACCTTAAACTCGCTACAAGTCATATCGTTTGGAAGCTTTAGTTCTATAGACTTTGCTTCTTTTGTTTCGTTGCCTCTTTTATATATTAAAAAGTCGTATTCTTTATCCATATTAAAAATCTCTTAACTGCTGTTATTGGTAAATATATAATCCATATAATTGAAAGAAAAAATATTACAAAAAATACTATGCTTAGTACAACAATAAGGATAAGTATTTCTTCTAGTAATTCTTTCATTATGTTATAATATAATAAAAAATATTCAAATAGAAAAATAATTAATGAAGTTTATTTGTTTTTGTATAGTTTTAAGTATTCTTCCCTATTAAAGTTTCTAGGAAATTTTGCAGATGCCACCTTAGAGTGGAGTTTTATTTTGCTGAGAATTGGTTTTTTGTCTTTTTTCCAACGGGTTTTTGCTAGTTGTTTTTTCAAACTATTCAAATTTAATGCTGCAGTTGTTATAAGCTCTTCTTTTTCTCTTTTTGTCATTCTTTCAGATTTTTTTCGCTCTTGCTTTTCAGTTGGATTAATAGATCCTTTTAACTCGGGTACTTCTACTCCTTTGCGATATACGTTTCCATCTTTGTCAACAAACTCTTTCATTAGCGTCCAACCTCTAGGTTTATCTGATTTTACATATGTTGATGTTTCTACTGGTCCAACTAATTCAGCCACACATTCTGTGCAGGTTGTTGATACAGTATCTTCTCCACACTTAGACATTTGACCACACCTTTTACATTCCATAAATTTATATAATGCTCCTTCTCTTTCATTCCAAGCAGTACCTTTTCTATATTCTGTGTAGTATTCTATTTTTTCATCTTTCATAACAATCCCTTATTTCTTAGTTTGCCAATCATAACACGGGTAAGTTTACCTTGTTTTAATAACTTTGTATAATATGCTTTATCTTTTTCTTTATATATCTTTAAATCTTTATCTTCTGGTTTTTCTGGTTTTTCTATATCATCTAATGCTATATCTTCATCTTGTAAAGGTATAGGATATGGTGTATTAAATTCCATCCCGTCTGGTACTGACATTTTTACGGTTGGTTCTTTTACATACATTCCTGGTGGAGGAACAAAATCAGTACTTTTTCTTTTTATTTGAGCGAATGCCATATTGGCTGCAACAACAAGGGCTATAGCCAATGGGTCAAATACAAATATAATCATTAATAAGAACCAGTTAACAACTTGATTCATATCATAACCTGTAGTTTCTGCTAGATATTTAAGTGGTCCTAACTCTCGTTGGTCTTCATTGTCTACTTCCTTTTCTAATATTGCCATATCTGTTCTTGTGATAGAATCAGTTATTGCCGATAGTTTTGCGTTTATATCATTTCTATCGTTAAGGGTTCTAGCTAATTCATCTTGAAGCGCTCTTCTACTTGAAGATGAGGTTGTTGTTATCAATTGGCCAGATTCTTTATCTACATATTGAACCTGTGCTGGATTAGATAGTGATATTCTCAAATCAGAAATTGACTTTGTTAAACCTTCTTTTTCATATTTAATATCCTGTTTTGTTTCTTCAAATCTAACTTGCTTTTGTTGTAATATTGCAAGTGACTTATCAAGTAATTCTGACTGAGTTGCCGTTGATTGATATGCTCCAGATAAGAATCCATATATACCACCACTAGTTATAATCATAAGAACGAAACAGGCTATGGCTAAGTAGGCTCTTAACATCTTGTTTATAGTATCCCAATATTGATACAATAGAGATGCAACGATTAACTTTGCAAATTCCAAAGAACCTGCCATTATAATTACCTGTAGACTGGCTCCTGCGAATAGCTTACTTAGTCCAAAAACCGAATAAAACGCTGCAGACCCTGATACAGCTAGTGCAGAAATTGCTATTAGTATTGGAAGAATTTTAGCTTTCATAATAAATAATTATAGTTTTTTAATTGAAAAGTGATAGGTATATAAAATAACCTCTTCTCCATCAAGAACATCTACAACATCTTCAGACTTAGATTTAAGTTCATTTCCATTCGTTTCAAATAGTTTTTGTATGTTATCTAGTACATCTTTATTTGTTGAACAAAGAGATAACATACCAAAACTTGTACTAACATTAACAGATGTTGGAGATAGATTTGCAGCCTTAAAATAGTCTGAATAGTTTAAAGATTCTTCTATTGATTCTCTAATACTTTCCCCTTTAGATAATCTTTCGACATATTTATCTAGTAGCTCCTTTGGGCAATTGTCAATCCAATCATTAAAAAAATCGATATCACCGTGGAATAGGTCTTCTTTATCTTCTTTTACCAATAGATTCCACAACACCCTTGTGACTATATCTTCAGCATCTTTTATTTCTTTATATAACGTTCTATTTGCTATATTGTTAAAATATTCTGTGAAGTCGGTTTTAAATTTTTCAGTGGATATTGAATTAACCTCTATTTCTGTCAACGATTCAACATACGTTTGCATGTCTTCTTCAATATTATCCCAAAAATTAGAGGTGTGGTCTAACACATCATCAATTTTCCACACATGTCTTTTTCCTATTCCCATAATAATTTTAATGCCACCACCCAACCCAGCTGAACTTCTTTAGCTATCCGTGACGTCTCAGACGCGAATTTAAGAAGGTGAGTTCCTAATATACCTTCTTGGTATTTTATACCTCAAACCACCGAAGCTTTTACGATATGGCTTCTTTTTACCGTTTGCTTTGGGTACCTAAATTAGGCAGCCATTGCTAGTTCAACTTGTTCGCCAGTTATGCGTTGACCTTCCCTATATCCTTATCATCGTGTCAAATCCAGTCACCCCCATGTTGTTGTTCTATTTAGTGGAGGTGGAGGGTATCGAACCCTCGTCCAACAATGCAGCTAATATAAGTACTAGCAGTCATATATAAATATCGTTCTACTTGTAATTATTCTATAATCTGAGCGTCTTTAATAGTTTGGCAAAGTAAATACTTATCTCCTTTGCGCAATACATGATCGCAGTGGTGGGATTCTTTCCACAACTTAAGTATCTGCATTGCCACCTGATCAGACGTTAAACCATATTTAGACTTAGTAATACCATATGTTAAAGGATCTATAGCATTAAAATTAATCTTTCTAATGACTACGTATGCTTTTCCTTTATTGTAAAATATTTTTCGCATATAACATTTAGCCTGCGGGCCGGCTTATTTATTGTTTATATAACCTATTTAATTGTAATTGTTTTAGGCTTACTATCTGGGGAAACAGGTACTTCTAGTCGTAAAAGACCGTTTTCCATAGATGCCTTAATTTTTGTTAAATCAAACTTAGGACTAATCTTCCACCCTAAATGAAAAGACCTTTTTGCAATACCCTTATGGATATATTCTCCTGCGTCTTGGCTTGAATCATTAGATTCGATGGTTGGTTTAGTGTATGAAACCTTTAACGTGGTTCCATCCTCTGTAGAAAGATCGATGTCCTTCTTATTTAATCCAACTGCAGCTATTTCAAATATTAAGGCTTCTTCCGTATAGATAATGTCGACAGGATGGTTTATTTTCCTATCAACATTAGTCTCAAAAGCCGAAGCTTGATCGAAAAAATTCTTAAATAATAAATCAGTTGGGAATAATCTTGTGCCGAAAGGCGTGTTCACTCTTAGTGTTGTCATAATAATCTCCTTAGATAATTTTAATTTGTTAAACTTAGTTTTAACATATAACCTACCGACCCGCAGTGCCAATTGTTATATAGAATAAATATCAAGACTTAACCGTTTTAGTCACAGTTTTTGTTGATGGTTTACCATTTCTTTTATTAGACGTGTATTTCTTTTTGTACGTTTTCTTAGGTCTGACCTCTCTTAACGCTTGTTTTAAAAGATTAACGATCATTCGCTTGTCTAATATAATAGATTTTAGTTCTTTAATTTGCTTGCTTAGCCAGTAGGTAGTACCTAAACTACCTACTACTATGCCTATAATTCCTCCTGCTATTAACAGTTCATATTGAAATATTTCCATTTTTTTCTCCTATTTGTTTTGTTGCATGTCAGAAACAACCTCCATAAAGCCAACGTGAGGGGTAGATGTTCTATCCATTCCTAATCTTTTAGATGTACGAGCAGCCTCTTTAGCATCAATAATAGTTTCAATTAACTTATTACATTCTGAAAATGTTAAATCAAATTCTCTACCACCGATATTTAATGAACCAATTATAGGTTGATTTGCTTCTCCTTGAGGGGTTAACCCAGGTTTTCCTTTCCAAAAGATACTTGCCCATGTAGGACCAAATTTACTTGGATTGAACTTTGTTCTTTCTTGTCTGTTGTTGTAATTTTTCTTGTGCGCCATTTTAATTTGTTTTAGCGTGATGCTTACTCTATTTCCTTTGTGGACGGGTTTTCAGCTTAACCCCGGTATATTAATCTTCTTTCAAACACTTTAAATAATAAAGTTATATAGAATATAATCTATTTCCATGACATAAAAAAATATTTATCACTTTATTTTATCTAATTGTTTAAAAAATTCTCTTTGTGCTTCGTCAAAATGCCAGTCTATGTCAAAAAATTCACCACTACACATTTCTCCCGACTTCATTTTTTTTCTGGCAGTCTTAAGATCTTGCCAAGCGTCTATAAATTTATTGAATGCTTTAGTTAATCTACTCATTACCCCATTCAATTCCATCACTTGTAACAAATGAATCAGGTTTTTCAATATAATCAGTTGGATCGTATGAAGAATTATCGCTAGAAACTACTATATGGTTTAAAGACTTTCTTAATTTCTTCTTGTTTCTAGTATTTATCCTATTCCAATACTCTACCGTGTCTAGATTGCGCCAAGCCTCCCAAGCCGTATTTGCAATTGCTAGTGAAGGATATTCTTCGCCTATTATATTTTTACCGTTTTGGCTAATATAAACTTGGCCTGAGGGGGTTGATGAAAGCTTTGCGCCTGGAAATTTCTTTTCTAATCTTTTTTTAGTTCGTTTGAACGTAGACATAAATGCCTCTTTCGAATTTATCATATAACCTGTTTTTAGTTTAATCGTTGTAATATTTTGTTAGTGTCGTTTGCTCATTTTTTGTCAGCTTATGAAACCAAGACATAAATTCTGAACCAGTCTTAGTTTTCATTTCTTTTTCTAGTTGCTCTAGTCCTTTATCAACAGAGTAATCTCTTTCAGATACACCCATTGAAACACGTTCTCTATTCTCAATAGGAGCTCCAGGTTTTCTACGATAAACCTCATTATTGTCTGGATTTTTTTCGTAAATATATGGTATTTCTTCAATGCTGTTTACCCAATCTTTCTGTTCTCTATTCCTATTGTATTGTTTCACCAACCAACCACCTCCATCTTCAATAGTATCTCTTAGTTCTTGATTGTCGATAGCTGAATCTGGTATCTTATTATCGTGTAATTTAGCAAATTCATTCTGTGATATTAACACCTGTACCCACTCTTCATGTCTATCGTGGTATGGTCTCGTGTAATAGTGTTGAGTTATATTACCGCTTATTGCTTCGTTTTTGTGAACCCAAATTTGTATTTTCATAACGTTTTTCTTTTTTTGTTTTTACTATATTATAGGCAGCTTCTATTTTATCTCCGTAACTATAGAATCGTTTGCCATTGTTTTCTAGATATTTTGATTCATCTAATACTTCTTTCCATATGCCCTCATTATGGGCTTGATATAATATATCTTCTACTTTGTCTGACATGTCGTATTATATTCCTCAATTAGTTTTTGTAATTCAGCACACTTCTCATATTCTTCATACTTTATAAAGAATTGTATCAACTTATTCGCTAGCCCAACTGGATCTTTACTTCCCATTTCTTTCTTCATACCACCTATTCCGTGTACTAAGAACAGATCATATCCAGAGTCCATAGCTCCTCTCTGTATGTCTTCAAAAAAGTTTTCAAGGTTTAACATCTTAAAGTCTCCAAATTCGTGATCAAATATGTTCATTTCAATATAATATTAAATTGTCTACTGCTACTATAACCATCAGCAAATTCAGCTGTTGATTTTATATTTATTGTATCGCCCTTCATACTTCGTACAGGCGCAAACATAATATTTATTTCCCCATCCTCAGTACTATAACAAGTTTCATTTATGGTTGGAACCTCAAAACCGTCAAACCAGGTTATGTATGATGTATCAACAGTACTGTATATATAAGTATCATTTAGCATATTATTTAGGTGTATGATATAGCCTAAAGTATCTCCAATATACCAATAGTGAGAGCTGCTCCAATAAACCTTTATTAGTTCATATGTATTATCTACAGGTGATACTTTACCTGAGATTCGATGTAAGGTTTGCCAGCTCTCTGACATTTGTAAATGATAATAGCCCATAGAGTCGGCATTTAACCTTACATCTAACTCAAATTCATGGCCTAAAGGGGCTACCGCTTCTTTATTACAACTAAATAAGATAAACAATATTGGTATGTATATTAGTTTATTCATTATACTGTTGCAAACATTTTGTTAAGTGTATTTGCTAGTGGGATTAACTGTTGAGTGTTGATGAATTCAGCGTCTTTACCGTACATTGTTTTGAAACTTGAGTCGTTTATTTTATAACCGCCAGAAATAAAGTAGCTAAGTATCTTAATACCTTTAGACCTCATTGAATCTACCTGTTTCTTAGTATGATTAGCAGCTTCTTCTCCATAGTATTGAATATCTTTATTTTCAAAATATGGTTCTCCATCAGAAAAATTTATAAAGTAGCTATCAACACTAGAAGAACCTCCAACGATTTCATTTTGTATTGCTTCAAAGCATAGTCCTTCAGGTGTAGTACCTGGACAACTTATATATTTGAATAGGTTTAGTATTTTAGATACTTTGTCTTTTCTAGAATCATAAGCTATAAATATTGCTGGGATATTTTTGTTTCCAACTCTCTCTGTACTTCTGTATGATATTACAACATCTAAGTTTTGTACCATTGAAGAGGCTTTTGCAATAGCAACGGTAGCTTTTTGAGCGTTTACCCATTTTATACCTCCCATTGAACCACTAGCGTCAACACTAATATGAATTACACCAGGATTAAATCTTTCTTCAAATACTTGTTGGAATACATTTTGGTA